AAGCGGCTATATCAACCTCAGTCCATGTGTTTGAAACTTGTTGATCAATTTCTGTCCAATTATTGCTTACTCCTTGATTTACATTAGTCCAATTATTTGAAATTGTTGGGTCTTCTTTTGGATCAATTGTTGCCCAAGCAGTAACAATAGGATTGTTTAAAGACGAAGCTATGTTTAAACCTGTTAAATCTACAGGTGTATTTAAGTTTACGGTAATTGATCCTTGATTCGTTGTTAAAGATTGACCTGTTACATTTACAGAGACACTTACTGTACCTATTGCATTTCCTTGTGAAATATTTAAACTGTTACCAGAAACAGTTACATTTGCATTTCCTATTATACTTGTTGAGCCTAACGAACCTGTTAAAGATAAACCTGTTGGTGTAACATTTGCATTAGCCGTTGTAGTAACTGAGTTTATTGAACTTCCAATAGTGTTTCCTGTTAGGCTTACATTTGAGTTTGCTACAATTGTTTGTTGACCAAGATTTGAACTTATTTGTAAGCCAGTTAAATTAACTGGAGTGTTAACTTCAACAGAAGTAGACCCAATGTTTGATGAAATTTGTATACCTGTAAGATTTACATTTGCGTTCGCTGTAATAGGAGAATTTCCTAAAGCACTATTAATTTGAACACCTGATACTGTTACAATGGCATTATTTGAACCTGTAGCTGCAAAAGGAGCTTCTGCAAATGTAGTTATTCCAAAAGCCATCTATTACTCTCCTGGATCGATAATGTTATTGCCTTCTATTGCGGCCCATTCTTGGATTGCTTGGTAATCTATATTACCTTCTTTCATAGGAATGCTTTTTTTAACATTGTTTCCTAAATCAACTAAAATATGTGTTTTGTTAACACCTTCCATATCATATAAATATTTTGCACTAACTATATTCATTATAACTCCGCTTCTGCTAAAACATCATATATACGCCAAGCAACATCATCACTATCATAAAATTGTAAATTACTTGGTGTAGAATAATCAGTTGCTAAAGCACCACCCGCTGCTGCGTAAGTTATGGTAGGCTCTACTCGCATTTGTGTTGGATAATGTATTCTAATAAAAGCGGCAGTAGTACTATAAGTAGCACTATATTGCCTGTTGCCAGATACATCTCCATCTCCGTATTGTGCATAAGCGTAACAGTATCTTTGACATCTTAATAAATTCACATCAGTAGGCAAAAACTCAAAGTCGCTTGCAACTTGGCCTGCCTCTAACTGGACTCCAGTTATATACCATTCATTATTTGTACTGTCGGCTAAATTTACTTGACCTACAGCTCTGTTTGCGTTTGTGTTTGCTGTCCAAGTTGTTGATAAAGTTCCAGATGAATATGTTGAACCAGAACCTAACCAAAATTGAGCAAATAAACTTACAGCGTTATCATTATCTAAAGCACCTGTTGTATCACCAGCAAATGTGATTGTTTTTTTCTCCCAAGTATCTGCTGAACTTATTGTGTATGTTTTAGATATTTGTCTTGTATTATCATTATCAAATAATTCAGCAATATAAGTTCCAGTTTTATTTGATTTAACCCAAAATGATAAGGTTAAACTTTCTGCACTTGAAGTACCTTTTTTTATATACTGTAAATTTTGTCCTTCTATTTTTTGTCTAAATATAAATAAATCATCTGCGGCTGGAGAAGCATCAGCAGTTGTACAGTCTAGTTTAAATGATGATACAAAGCCTTGACCAGTTGGTACATCAGTTGATTGTGTTAAAGTCCAAGTTCCTAAATTTATTGGGATTGTATTCCATCGATCACAAGTATAATAACCATTACTTGTAACTCCAGTAGATGAAGTTCCTCTTTGCGCTATGTCCATCCCGCCATTAATTAATATATTCCTAAAATTAACGCCTCTTTGATCTGCGATTGCTGGGTTACCTATTCTAGTTATTGCCATTATGCTCCTATCAATGCTTTAATCTCTGCATCTGTAAGTCCGAGATCTTTTAATTTTTGTTTACCTGTTGATGCATCTGTTTCTTTTTGTTTTTCTGCATCTGCCTTTTCTTGTTCAACAACTGGTATCATTGCTTTAATATCTTCTTTAGATATTTCTTCTGTATCATTCCAAGTTATTTCGCAAGTATCTATATTTGAACCTCTAATAACTACTTTAGCATTAGGGTTTATTTTCAAAATTGCATCTATGATCATTATGCCAATACCTCCATAAGTGTCATAACTGATTTACCATTGTTATTTGCGGCATTATCGTTAATCATAATATAAGCAGAACCTGAAGTGGTATAATTTCTGCATTGTGTTTTATACGTTTGTTGTGAGGTGCTACTTGGACTATCAAGAAATTGCATTGGAAAATATGTATAAATACTACCACTTCCAGTGCTGTGTCCCATACCAAATGGTCCAGTGCTATTTGTAGGTTGAGGATCAAAAATATCTGTTGATCCTCTTAATAATTTAATACCACCATAAAAAGAAGTAGCAGAAGCACTAAGTAAAACTTGATGAGTTACAGTTATTAAAATTTTAGATGAGGTTGAAGTAGGTGTTATATTTGCACTTAAGCCTGTATCTGTGTATGTTTGATCATTAACTGTTACCTCTGTATCATCAGTTACCGATACCACTTGTAATACCTTTCCAAAAGCTGAAGAAGTAATTACTCCACTACCGTTCGATGTAACTAAGTTATTTCCACCACCGTCTTGAATCGTGTTTACTTTTAAAATACTACTCATACTATGCCCCTATCCTAAATCCAAAAAATCTTGTTTCTTCTTTTTGGGTATCTCCCCTAAATGCTAAATTTGCTGTTGTAGTTTTGTCACCCCTACCTTGGATTTCAACATAATCACCATCTGACAAATTCATTATTACCCCAAATTGATGAGAGTGTTGTCTAACTGGATTAGCATTAAATTGTGTAATTTGATAAGAATGAATTACTGTATTTTTGTAAATATATACATCTGCGTAATTTAAAATAGTATTCGCTTGTCCATCGAATATAATTAAACCACCAATAAAATAATTTCCGCTTTTTCCTGTTGGACAAGTATAACGATAGGTTGAAGTAGAAAAACCATTGTGCGTATCTAAAAATACATGGTCATATGCTACTGTGGTAAATGTATTGTCACTTACAGACTGGTCTGCACTTAATTTTACATGAAACGCAGGAGCATTTGATTGCAACGTAACACCTGATCCAATAGTAATGTTACCAGATCCAGTGCTAGTTGTTATTTCACCTACCTTTAATGTTCCGTTTGCCATTATGCTCCTAACCTATATGCACCAAAAAAACAGCTTCCAACTCCAGCATCAAATCTTGGAACAGCACCAGCAGATGTCACTACATTATGTCTTCCAAAAATTTCTACATAATCTGTGCTTCCATTTAAAACCATTGTAGAATAAATAAATATACTAGCTTGCGTAACTCTTTGATCTTCTGGATCGAATTGACTTTCTTTCCAAACAGAACCATTTTTATAAATTCTAACATCACAGTGTTGTTGTTTATTACCTACACTAGCACCTAATTTAACCCCAGAATAGACATAATACTTTCCAGCTACTGTTGGCAAAAATCTGAAATTTGTCAAATTGTCATATGTATTATCAGTATCAAAATCTTCAACATTGAATGGCACTTTAGTAAAAGTATTATCTGAGATAGTTGTATCTGCTGATAAGTATGCTTCAAATGCTGGATAGCTTTGTCCAGTCAATTTGCCATTAGGCATAGTGATTGTAGATGTATTCGTAGAGCCAATAGTTAAATTAGTTGTTCCTGATACTGTATCAATTGTATTTGTCTCTAACTTACTCATTATAAAATTACAAATGTACTCC